CTTGATAATTGCCGATGGCCTGCCCAACTGATAACCCGAATTGTTTCTCAAACTGTGTTGCAGCTAAGTCTGCCGCCTGTTGACGATAGGAGTTGTCAGCAGAACGTTGTGATTGATCAGCATTAAAGCTTTGACTCCATTGATCACTTTGGTTGTTGACTTGTTGTTGCTGCAAACCGAACGCTCTATCTTGGTTCATCTGCGTTATATAATTTTGCAAATATTGGCTTTCCACGCTTGCGTTTGCCCCTGCCACATCTGAGTTATAAGCATTGCCAATATCCGTTACATTCCTCGCGTTCTCAGTCATTGCACCCGTCTCAGCCTGATCTATAGCCCCATACTGATTTTGATATGCCATGTTGTTCATCAACTCACCCTGTCCACCTATACCACTAGCCCCTGCTCCACCCCCACGTTGCGCCATGTACTCGCCGAAACTTCGAGCAGTTTGCTTTGCTGTAACCCCGGCTTGCATTTTATCTTTTTGATATAATGGCTCAATCTTCGCCTTTTCTGCTGATAAGTTAGAGAGTGAAGCGTTTTTAGACTTATCTAGTCCTGCCATAGTTGAGGCTAGTTGTGCATCTCTGAGTGATTTAAGCTGATCTTTATAAGGGTTTGCGTTAGGTGACATAGATGTTGTGGGAGTTGAATTACCTCCTCTAGAATATCCACCTGTACCGATCTTTTCTCCCATATCAATGTATGGGTTACCAGCTGTTCCTACTGCTCCCTTTGGAACATTTCCTAACGCTTCATTAGTATTTCCTGCTTTTCTGCGAACTTCGTCATAATCTATTTGTCCGGGTAAAACTTTTACCTTCGTATTATTTGTTGCCATGTGTCACCATCCTTCCATAAGGATAGAGGGGTTTTCCCCCTCTATTGCTACTATGCTGTGTAAACTTCGCCTGTTATTTCGAAGAACTGTGCTGATGTTATTTTCAACTTTACCACGAATATCTTTACTTGGTCGATGGTGTAGTTCCTTGGGTAATTGCTTGAGACAAATGTAAACCAATCCATTACATCAGCCCTCCCATCACTAGTGTAAGGACAACTTGAGCTTGAATATCTTTCAGTGTGTCAAGTTCAGATGGGGATTGTTGCGGTTCGGGTGGTCTTTCTGTTGGTGCGATATCGATTAGATCTCCACCGTTTAATACAAAGTCAAAGTAAGGATAGTTAGCCACAATATTATGCGCTAATTCTGTGCCATCTTCTACTACAAATACATTTGTCTCGTCTGTCCAATTTTCGTTTGGTTTATCGGAACGAGATTGAAATGTTTTAGTATTTTTGTCAATGATCATTGTTAAACCTCCTTATCTATATGCTATATACCTATATGGATTAACGGACGCTTCCGCGTAATTGCTTAGGGCTTCCCCAATCATGGCAACATTAAATCCATTTGTAACAATTTGCAGGACGTTGACGCCTGTACTAGAGACAACGTCCACTCCACTTAGTGCTAACCCTCCATACAAAACGGTACTCCCGTCGCCTACCTGCCCTTCTTTATTGGCAACAAACACTGCACCGGGCGTAAAACCTAAATCAATAAACCTAGATGCTACCCCATCCCCTGTATATGTTCCCGACACATAGGGTTTCTGTACGAGTATTCCTCCGCTGTCTAACGAAGCTAATCCACTAGCTTGTGCTTTGGTAGCCACAAATTCCGCATACGCTAACAAATGTGTAGCAAGCCTATCCTTTATCTGCCCTGCAACATCTGACAACTTAACATCGGTCAACGACCCATCCGTCACATCACCTAACACAATCCCTGCCAGCTCTGATTTTGTTGCAATATCAAGGTCTATCTGATCACACAGAGCAATTAAATAGGCTTTTGCATCTTCCCCCGTTTTGTCAAAAAGAACTTTTAAAGTCGCTTCTTGATCTTGAACTAATGTAGATAATCCCTGAATATTAGCTACTCCGAATGTCGGTTTTGTTAGTGGCATTATTTAGTCACCCCCTGCATCTCTGCACTCACCTTAAATGCTAAGATAGTGCAGGTTTCTCCTAGTCTTCCATTCGTAAACCTAAATTGAATGTATGTGTACTTCTTTGCCCTTATCTTCCTCCTGAATGTCTGAGGGTTTCTATTTGTTGCAAATGAAAAGTTATTGAAGTTCACATTATTGAGATCAAATAACCTATATTCCATCAGTTTACTAATAGGTTTCCATGCTTCCTGTCTGTTTGTGCGATAAAAGACGTTAAGAGAGGTTTGGGAATCGGGATAAATTGAAGTGAATATTTCTCTTGAATTCTTTCTGAGTTCGATGTTCCCCCATGCGTTAAAGCCTGTAATTATTTCATCATCAATGACTTCGCATGTTCCCTCGAAATACTCTATAGTCCCCTGAGATCCATAGTAAATAACTCCGCCGACATCGAGAAAACAAGTGCCTGAGATATTGGAATAGACATACATTGTGTCATTGCCATAATTCCAGATATAGACGTTCGATCCAATATTGCACCAGTATTCTTTCTCTCTCTGATTATCGAAGGTAATAGCTGTCGAGAGATCCAATGCCGACAATGATATTCTCAAGCGTTCGCTTATAACACTTTCATTGCGCTCATCTTCTACACTCGTTGAGGTCCATTCATGCCAAGATTGTTTTGCAAGGCTCACAGGGTTATTTCTGACGACTTGGACAGCGTTATACGCTTCATTGCCCACCTTATTGTTGAGGTCATATACAGGATAATCCCATTCTTTAGCTGTGAGATTCCACTCAGGATAACTGTAATGAGTTCGATCCTGCTTGAAGATGATTTGCCTATTGTACTGCGGTTTTATGTCTGTGATAGCAAACTCATTACTTCCTATTAATGTGAAGTTAATAACAGGGAAATAGTTAGCTTTCAGCGTCCCCGACCAACTTCGCCTATTCTTCGCACTTGGATTACCCCATAAAAAAATGGCAGTATCATTGCCCGGGCCGTTTATCATTGCATATTTGTTTTTCTTGACTAAGTCAGAGTTTCCAGCTTCTACTTTAGTCCATCCTAGAATAACTTCAGCTTCATCAGCTGGAGCCACACTAAAGGTAACTATGCCTGTTGAGCGAACTACAGTAAAATATGTTATCTCAGTCTTTGTTACCCCATTGATTGTGCAAGTCATTGTATCAGAATCTATCTCCGATTCAACTAGTTGATAAACTGTCGCGATTCCATCGGCGAAAAACTCCTGTTTCTTCTTTCCGGTGAGCAAGTTAATAGCATCGAACGGTGTCCCTCCTCCGGCGGGTGGTGTTCCGATTGCTACAGTAGGGACATAAGGGTCAACATCTCGGAATGTTGTTCCATCGTATTCCTTGTACTCAACTCCATTTAAGAAGTAGAGTTTTGATTCAAAATAGAAGATGGTTGTTTTGGCATCCGTCATTGTGCCTATTTGTGCATTGAGTAGAGTAGAGAAGTTGTATTCATAGACTTTGCCATTATTACAGGAGATGAGGATGTTCTTTGTTGCTATTGTCCCACGCCACATCCCTTGTACATTTTTTGTGTTGGCGTAGTTGATGAAGGTTTTATGTCCTGTGCGCTTTTGGGGTTTGTGGTTTTGGGTTATGCGCCAGTTGACTTGTTTTGTCGCTTCACCCAACTTTATTTCTGTCTCTCCAACTGCTTCATTTATTCCCAAGTAGGTAGATATTTCTATTGGCTCAGGAGGTTTGCTTAAATTGAAGGTTGCCATTTAATCACCCCACGATCGTATGCCGTAGAAATCAGTTATCTCAGATGCAGAGACTGGGCCTGCTTTCGAGATTTCTATTTTTAATTCGGAAAACTTGCTTTCAAAAAACATAACGAGTTCTTTGTTCTCGAATGGAGCCAAGCGCGCCCCAATGTAATAAACAACAGCTTGAGCAGTAATATCGTCAATTTCTAAAACACTATCAATCGTTGTTAATGGAGTGGGTACTGGTTTGTATACAACCCTAATGTTTCCCTCGAAGTTGTAGCTAATGTATAGATCCTTGTGTCCTTCCCATTTGTATGGGTAGTGATCAGTGTAACCACGAGCTTTTTCCTCTATGATTTGATCGCGACTTTGAAAGTTGGATGGCATTGTGATCTTCACCCATGCGCTATAATCCGGTATACGATCTGCTGCAAATGGGTATGAAAAAAGACACCTGTTAGAGTGCCTGTAGTGAGTTAAGCCATCGAATGTTAACCTTATGCTATTAGTTGATGATAGAGTGGTTACAATACCCTTGTAGGCCGTAGGTGAGGTTACTGTGCTAGGTATGGCGATAGTTACAAGTGCCACCCATGCCCCGCCTTGATTCTCTTCAACTTTTACTGTACCTTCTCCATCCGCTTCGAAGTAATAGGCTTTCGCTCCTACTATCCCTGTTGCGCTAGGATAATATTGGGGGATGCCGATGAAGTCAGTTATTTCAAAGTTTGAAAAGAGTCCAAGAAGGTTTGGTGCTGGTTTGTTAGCAAACTCAAAGGTGTTGTAGAGTTTACCTATCTTGGATAATTCAAGCTGTGCCATATCTGCCAACAAGATTGACTTGCCCTGCATGTCAATGACTTCTGATTCAGGGATTATTACCCCATCGTCAGAGTATTCATCAAGTAGAGCGCGCGCCTTTAGGAATAGTTGTCGTACTGTTTCCATTAGTTATCTCCTTTCTTTAGTTTGTCGCATAAGCTGTCTACTACGACTTACCCCATAAGCATAACTGCTACATCTGCATTATCGGGTAGTGTGCTTATTGCTAACGCGGCGCTAGTTCCATCATCTGTTGGGAAAAAGGTTATATAAACCGTATCCGTTGATGTGTAAGCAACCCTAGCTATATAATTATTCAAAACCGTATAGTAAGGTTGATTCGTAAAACCTAAACCCTTCTTAGCCAACGGAGTTCCAAAAACAATTTTAAGATTGTCTGCACCCTGCGTAATCGTGCAAGCATCATAAGCATAGGCAGTATCAGCAATAAATGTACCACTTACTTTTCTAAGAAATGCTGTGCGGTATTGTTTAGCCGTTGATGCCCTTGACAGAACTTCAACCCTAACGTCCCTAATTTTATATTCAGATGCCGCCTGTGAAGCACTTAAACCAAGTCGAATTGTATAAGTGTTATCCTCTTGCACAACCCAATTCAGATTTAATGTTTCCCACTCGCTACTCTTTACACTTTGCACAAAATCTACGTTTGCATACGTTCCAGCTAAATCACCCTTAATGAGTGCTTCAAAGGGTTTTGCACCACTTATATTGTAATATTCTGCTTGTATCCTGATCATATCGCCGACTTGCAACGTGCCTAGAAATTGATCTAAAAATGAAATCGTTACAGCGTTATCTTTTTTAACACGCAACGCCTTTTCATTGGTTACATAACAAACTTGATTATCCGTTAATACGGCGGTATCATCTGCAACCGTTGTTAAGGCTACTGGTTTCAATGCCAACAACTCATTTTTACTATTTAGTGATATATATTTACGATCATAAAACATTAAGTCACCTCCCCATTGATACTATCGCTATAAATAAAGTCTACCCCTCTAGCGATAAAGGTTTTAATGTTCGCCATAGTATTTAGTGTGAATGTTGCAACGGAAATATTGTTACTATGACATAACTCTACCGCCACCTGGGTACATGAACCACTACTAATACCAGCTATATCAATTCCATTGTCTAACATTACTTGTATGTTAGTATCAACCCATGAATCAAGAGCCAAAGCTGTTTGAAGGACCTTTGAAGCATTACGGATATATAGCAAACTTGTAGGGTTATATGAGGTAATAATAGCTTTTTCAAGCATATTGTTTTTACGCAAAACCGCAACAACACTATCAGCCTGTGCTTGAGTAAAATATACCTTATCCTCAATAACAGGAGTTACACCGTATTTCTTGCATATAACAAGATATTCTTCAAGCGTCGGGATTTTAGAGTTTGGGTAATAAGCTAAATTAACCCCTACTGTAATATTTAAGGCTTTTATTTCGGCTAATGTTTTATACTTAATAGCCCCCGTCCCATCAGACATGGTATCCAATGTGGTGTCGTGATAAATAACCCAAACACCGTCAGACGTTTGCTGTATGTCTGTTTCAATGCCCCAATACTTTAACATTCCTGCCTTTTCAAAAGCGTGTATTGTGTTCTCTGGTGCAATCATTCTCGCCCCTCTATGTGCAAAAAAATTGACACTTTTATATACATTGGGGACTCTAAACTGTGTCGCATTATCAGCCTTATACGACTCAAATTCTACCGATAATGGGCTATTCACAGAACTCACATCGTCAACTATAGGACCCTCATTATCTGCTGTTCTGTTCAATGCCCAGCTAACCCCATTGTGTTCATACAGATTTCGCTTATTACCGATAGAATCTATTTCGATTAAGACATCCCCCGAACTTCCACCGGGTTTTGTGTTATTGATATATCCTATCCATGCACCTTCACCATTTGAATATACATACGCCATTATTACACCGCCTTATTTCGCCTTGTCTTTATTATGTCAATCTCTTTGAAGGTATTTTGTCTTGCCTTTTCGGACATGTTATAGACCCCTTATGCATAATCTTCTTCATACCAAAACAATTTCAGGAATACGGTATTTGTCGAGCTTGATCCATTTGTTAATACAATCGAGTAAACGGTTTCAGGTCTTAACAAAACCTCATTGGCTTCGCCTGTTATTGATCCGCTAGAAGAATTACCTACTCCGGTTCCTCCACCGAGAAATGATGCGTCAACGACTACTGGGCTCTCAGTTAGGGTTACACCTGTTTTTAATGTGCTTAATGATAAGTTGGATGAAATTCTATTTCTGTTATATGCAATTAAATTTGTTCCCCCACTTATCGATGTTGGAGTCTCAGTCATTGTCTTTAGTAGCTTATCTGCACTAGACGAGATAGCTGTCGGCCTAAAATGAACATATTTACCGCTATTAACCGTCGGTGTAGTGAAGGTCATTTTAAGAGTTCCACCTGCCAATATGTCAGCTTTTACCGATGAATAGAACGCCTCACCCTCATGTATTGCTGCATGATCTGATGTAATAACCTTCATAGCCTTTGTCACTCTCTCTGTCCAAGAGTTCGCTAAAGTACCAGTAAGCTCAATTCGTGATGTGTATTTACCTGTAACAGGATCGTAAACTAATGCACTAGCCATTTACTTCACACCCCTCTTTTTGCGCTTTATATTGATAGGCTTTTCCGGTTTAACTTCCGTTATTGCCGATTCTTCTCGTCTGATAAAGTTCTTATTTTTCGCCATCCATTGAATGATCTTTTCATCCTCAGTTTCGTATTCTCCATTTGCATCGAGTACAAACATGAGTTTTTGCTTGTCATAGTCGATAATGTGACAGTTTGGAAGATATGTGTATTTCATATGTGCCTCCTTATAAAAGAAAAGGGAGGTTTTACCCTCCCCTATTGACTAGAGCTGTATTACACCAATTGTGGTTGTGGTCACTACACTTGCTGTGATAGTGATCTTTCCTGTTGCTTTGTTAGCAAATTT